ATTTAATAGAGACTTTAGTGAAGACTTAAATGCTTTGGTGGAATCTGAGGCAACTCTTTCTGAAGAGTTTAAAGCCAAAACAGCTGTAATTTTTGAAGCAGCAGTAAAATCAAAACTTTCTGAAGAAATTAATCGCCTAGAATCTGAGTATAGCACTCAACTAGACGAAGAAGTTGCTTCAATCAAGGGCGACCTTGTAGAGAAAGTTGATAGCTACCTCAACTATGTTGTTGAGAACTGGATGGAAGAAAATAAACTTGCGATTCAATCTGGCTTACGCACAGAAATCGCAGAAGGCTTTATGGATAAGTTGAAAGACCTATTTGTAGAATCTTATGTTGAAGTTCCAGATTCCAAAGTTGACCTAATTGACGAACTATCTGCAGACAACGAAGAGCTTGAAGAGCAATTCAATGAAGCAGTAGCAAAAACTATGGAACTTGCAGAAGAGCTAGAAACATATAAGCGTGAAGCGATTATTCGCGAAGCTTCTAAAGATTTAGCAGAAACTCAAGTTGCAAAGCTTAAGTCATTAGTAGAAGATATGGACTTTGTAGATGCAGAAACTTTTGAATCAAAAGTAGCAACTGTCAAAGAATCATATTTCAAAAAACAAACAGCTGAGTCAGTAATCGACGAAGAAACAGAAGAAGAATCTCTTCAAGAAGATGTTTCTGATGCGATGGCTCAGTATATCCAAGCAATCCGTAAATCAATAAAGTAATTAGGAGATCCTATTATGGAAACTTATGATCGTCTCGTAGAGAAATGGTCTCCAGTTTTGAACGAATCAGCAGCTGGTGAAATCGCTGACACGCATAAGCGTGCAGTTACCGCTGTCGTTCTGGAGAACACAGAAAAAGCACTTCGCGAAGAACGTGCACAACAAAACTTTTTGTCAGAAGCACCTGCAACATCTGTAGGTAACTCTTCTGTAGCAAATTGGGACCCAGTCCTTATCTCATTGGTCCGCCGCGCAATGCCAAACATGATGGCATATGACGTATGTGGCGTTCAGCCAATGGCTGGTCCAACAGGCTTGATTTTCGCAATGAAATCACGCTACACATCAGGTACAACTGGCGCAGCTGAAGCGCTATTCAACGAAGCAGATACTACATTTGCTGGCGACTCTTCAGATACACAAAGCTCAGATCCATCTGGCCTTGGTGGTTTGACAGACTCTAACTCAGACTCGTCTATCGACAATGACCGTGGTTCAAACCCAACATTCGGCGATGGCATGTCAACTGCTAATGCAGAACTTTCAGGTGCATTCCGTAACATGGGCTTCACCATTGAAAAGCAAACTGTTACTGCAAAATCACGTGCGTTGAAAGCAGAATACAGCTTGGAGCTGGCACAAGACCTTAAAGCGATCCACGGTTTGGACGCTGAGACAGAATTGTCAAACATTTTGTCTACAGAGATCTTGGCTGAAATCAACCGTGAAGTTGTACGTACAATCAACTCACAAGCAAAAACTGGTGCAGGCACAGAAAACACAGCAATCAACGGTATCTTCGATCTGTCGACAGACGCTGATGGCCGCTGGTCAGTTGAAAAATTCAAAGGTCTGTTGGTCCAACTAGATCGTGAAGCAAACCAAATCGCAAAAGACACACGTCGCGGTAAAGGTAACTTCATCATCTGTTCATCAGACGTTGCTTCAGCTTTGGCTGCTGCAGGTGCTTTGGATTATGCTCCAGCATTGTCAACTAACTTGAACGTTGATGACACAGGCAATACATTTGCTGGTGTTATTAATGGCCGGATGAAAGTATACATCGACCCATATGCAACAACTGATTATATCTCAGTTGGCTATAAAGGTGCAAACCCATATGACGCTGGTGTGTTCTATTGCCCATACGTTCCATTAACAATGGTACGCGCAGTTGGTGAAAACGATTTCCAACCAAAAATTGGCTTCAAAACTCGTTACGGTATGGCTGCAAATCCATTCGTACCTGGTGCGATTTCAAACAATGGTTTGGGTAATGCTCGTCAGAACCAATACTACCGTATCTTCCGCGTGGACAACATTCTACAAACATAAGAGATATAAGAAAAAGGCGGGGATAAACCCCGCCAAACTATCTTTTATTATAACTGGAGCGCTTAGGCGCTCCTTTTTTCTTCTTCTTTGAAGTTTTTTAGCAGTTCATCATAATCTGGGTGATGATAAATAGATCCATCAGCATAGTCCAAAGCTCGGTTATTAACAAAAGTAGCTTGCGGAATCGGCGGATTATATTTATGATCGTGATCTCTTGGCATAAGATATATGTGAGATTCTGGACAAGGAAAACCTTCGCCTACAGCGTTGGGGGTCTCACCTCCAGGAGCAAGGAAAGAAAACCAGCCTGTAATAATGTATTTTATGTCTGTTTCTGAAACGATTCCTCTATGAGGATGTGTAAATTCAGCTGGCCATATTACAGTCAAGCCTTTTTTTGCATCAGTCGTTATATTCTGTAATAGAAATTCTGTTCCAGCATTTTCTACATCATTTAAATATGTCATAAACGTGAGTGTTCTACATGGGTTCATAACATCTCTTTCGAAATGATATTTTTTAAATCCTTCTCCAGGAAGATATTTTTGAACCTGTACATTTTGTAAACCTAAATTAGGCATACCAAATTCAGCCATATAGTCAGCAATAAGTGGAGTTAGGTGTTTGACATATCTGTCAAAAATTCTTCCATAATTATATCTACTAAATTGTTCGTCTAAACTAACCTTTACGTGGTTCTGTACAAAACCACCCGATTGACCAGAACATTTATATTCTTTATTTGGATCTGATTCAAAAACATTTACAATGTCATCACATAATTTTACATCTTCTACTTGGTGCTTTCTAATAAAACTTTCCATAATTTCCTCATATAAATATAACAAACCTTGGAGTTATTTATGCCAGAATTAAACCCTTCAGTTTCGGTTGAGGTAAGTGATGTTACTTATAGTAGTACGCTAAATAATATAAACTTATTACAACCTAACGCGTTTAAATTAATTATAGATAGAAAAAACTTTAAAAACTTAGAGTTTTTTGCTCAAACTGTATTGCACCCGGATCTAACAGTCCAGGCCGCTGATACGTTCTATCAAAGAGTTAGTAATATTCCAGTTGCAGGCGATAAATTAACGTTCGGCGAATTAACTGCAATGGTTATTTTAGATGAGAACTTAAACTCATATGTTGAAATGTATAATTGGGTAAATAGACTTGTAGAGCATAAAAACCGGACGGCTTTAGATAGAATTGAAGATGTCCCTCCAACATATGCTGATATATCGTTAGTTATTTTATCTAGCCATAATAATCAAACTAGAAAAATTAAATATATAGATTGTGTACCAACGGGATTAGGTAATATCCAATTTGAAGCAATTGCCGGTGGGGAATCAGTGATTACGTATCCAGTAACATTTAGATTCTCGTATTTTGAACTTGAATAATCTTAGGATATTTTATTATGAATTTAGAAGATATACTAGACCAATGGTCTAAAGAATGTGTAATTGATAAAGTAAGTCTTGACGAAACTTCTAGAAATACTCCAAAACTTCACGCAAAATATTTACAATTACTGAGTCACGCTAAGCTTTCTTTAAAGCGTACTGAGCGAGAACAAAAGGTGTTGCTTAAACAAAAATGGCTTTGGTATAATGGCAAAATGGACCAAGAAACAATTGAAGACCTTGGATGGGATCCAGATCCATTAAATGGTTTAAAAATTATGAAAGGCGAAATGGACTATTATTATGATAGTGATCCTGAAATTAGCAGATCTGAAGAAAAAATTCAGTATTACAAAACAATAATTGAAACATTAACAGAGATTGTTGATTCTTTGAAATGGCGCCACCAAACTATTGGCAATATTATAAGATGGAAGCAGTTTGAAGCCGGTGGATAAATGGAACAAATATCCGTAAAACTTGACAATTACAGTATGATGAATATAGATTGTAGCCGTGGAGTTGCCCAAGAGCTATCAGAATATTTTTCATTCTATGTTCCTGGTTATAAGTTTATGCCTGCTTACAAAAATAAGGTTTGGGACGGTAAAATACGTCTATTTAATAGCATGACTGGTGAGCTTGGCGCTGGGCTATATGTTTATTTGTTAAAGTTTGCAGCAGAGCGGTCGTATTCTGTAGACACAGAAGAGTCTCATCAATATGGATTTCCTTTTCCTGCGGAACAACCTCTTCAATATATGTCTGATTTACTAGCTGACGAAGCGCTTCCATTTCAACCTCGAGACTATCAATACGATGCGATTGAAAAAGCCCTAAAAAGAACTCGAGCAATTTTATTATCTCCTACTGGATCTGGAAAATCATTTATTATTTATCTCATAATGAGATACTGGTTAATGCATTTGTCTAATAACAATAAAATACTAGTTATTGTACCTACAACTTCCCTTGTAGAGCAGATGCATCAAGACTTTATAGATTATGGCTACAAGCCAGAAGACATGCATAGAATATATTCTGGCAAAGATAAAACAACAAATAAACGTATTATTATTAGTACTTGGCAATCAATATATAAATTACAGAAAAAGTGGTTTAGTCAATTTGGTATGGTAATTGGCGATGAATGTCATGGCTTTAAATCAAAATCGCTATCCTCAATTATGAATAAGTCAACAGAAGCTAAATATCGTTTTGGTCTAACCGGTACTTTAGATGGCACTCAAACACACAGACTGGTTCTAGAAGGATTGTTTGGTCCAGTCTATAAGGTTACAACGACCAAAAAGTTGCAAGACAATAATACTTTAGCGCCATTGGATATTAAAGTCCTTTTATTAAATTATTCAGAGGAGGTAAGGAAAAATTTTGGAAAGAAAACGTATCAAGAAGAAATTGACTTTATTATTGGACATGAAGCTAGAAATCGTCTTATTTCTAATTTGGCTATTGATGCTGAAGGAAATACTCTCATCTTATTTAATCGTGTGGAGGCTCATGGAAAGCCATTATTTGAGTTGATAAATAGTAAAGTAAATGAAAATAGAAAAGTATTTTTTGTGAGTGGCGAAGTTGCAACTGGAGATCGTGAAGCTATACGAAAAATTGTAGAAGGTCAGAAAAATGCAATTATCGTCGCCTCTTTAGGAACTTTTAGTACTGGTATTAATATTCGTAATCTTCATAATATTGTTTTTGCTTCGCCATCAAAATCGCAAATCAAAGTTTTACAGTCAATTGGACGAGGACTTAGAAAATCTGACGATGGTAGGATCACGACACTTTATGATGTAGCAGACGACTTACATTGGAAATCGCAACAAAACTATACACTATTACATTCAGCAGAACGCGTAAAAATTTATGAAAAAGAACAATTTAAATATAAAATCATTAAGGTTAATATATGAAACTAGATAGTATAAGACAATTTAAACTATCTTCAGGTGACGAGTTGTTATGTGAAGTTATAGAATGGGATGACGCAGAAAATGCTGAGCTTATTGTTCGACATTGCTTTGAAGTTCGTAAATGGGAAAATGAACAATTAAACGCAAGATATTACGCTATTAGACCATATATGTCTTTTCAAGTGGGACCTCACCATGTTCTAAGTCTAAACTCTGATCAAATACTTATGTCAGGTTTACCTTCTTCAGAAATGGTAAAGCAATATAAAATTGCAATTAAAAACAATGAAATCCCAGACGAAGAGTTAGACGAAAAGTTAGATTTAGACGATAGATTTAAGCAATTAAAAGATTTTCTAGATAGTATGGATTCAGATGATTCGTCAGATCCAAATGTGATTACTTTCCCAAGTAATCGTAAAATACATTAGTATATCCACCCACACCAAAAATCCTGTAGATTTATTATACACTAATTTTCAAGATTGTAAACCCATAAAATGAGCAGCTGTTAAAAAAAAAGTTTTAATTTTTTAAAAAAAGTTGTGTACATTTTCAGCATATCCGTCTATAATTGAATAGACTTTAAGGAATATATTATGGCAAAAAAGAAAAGCATACATTACGTAAATAACAGAGAATTTTCAACAGCTATTGTTGAGTATTGTAAACACGTAAAAGAATGTAAAGAAACTGATGACCCTTTACCAAAAGTTCCTGATTACATTGCTCAATGTTTTTTAAAAATTGCTGAAGGCTTGTCTCACAAGTCAAACTTTATTCGCTATACATATCGCGAAGAAATGGTAATGGATGCAGTTGAGAATTGTCTTAAGGCAGTTGAAAACTATAATATAGATGCAGCAACAAGATCGGGAAATCCAAACGCATTCGCATATTTCACTCAAATTTCATGGT